ACCAGATGTTACATATTCTTGGAGATTCACGGTTAAATCATAGAAAAAATATGTATTGTATTTAAAGGGGTGACTACGTGTCACAACTTTTCATTTGAAATAATAGAAAGGAAGGGCGTTAATGGAAAATAACGAACTTAACAACACAACAAATGAGGCAGTAGAAAATACTGAATCAACAAACACTGAGAAAACTTATACCCAAGCAGAAGTAGATGCTTTACTTCAGCAGGAAGGAGATAGAAGAGTTTCCAGTGCACTCAAAAAACAGGAAGCAAAAATTGAAGCTCGAGTCAAAGAAGCACAAAAAGTTGCACGGATGAATGAACAGCAAAAGTATGAGTATCAATTAGAACAGAGAGAAAAACTTGTTGCTGAAAAAGAGAGAGAATTGGCTTTGGCTGAAATGAAAAACACTGCTTCAAAGATTCTTAGCGAAAAGGGTATCTCATTAGCTTTAGTTGATTTTGTAGTTAATGAAGATGCTGAGATTACGAATAACAATATTAAGATATTGGACAAAGCATTTAAGCAATCAGTTAAAGAAGAGGTTGAGAGAAGATTATCAAGTAAAGTTCCAATGAAGTCTCTTCCTACAGATAATAGTTCTATTACAAGAGAACAATTCGCAAAATTATCTATTTCTGAATTGGCTCAATTAAAACAAGAACAGCCTGATTTGTTTAAAGAATTGTCCAGAAAATAGAAATGGAGAATAAATAATAATGTCAAGTTATGATGGTTTAAACGTCTACCCATTCGATAATGAGGTAGTCGAAATTAAGTTCGAAAACCAGTTAAATACAAAGATGGATATGATGCAGTTTGCTACTGCTGACTATTCTTTATCTGAAAATGCTGGTATGAAGAAAAAGATTAGAAAGTACTCAGGTACTGGTTCCGTTGAAGAATTAGCAATGGGCTATGGTAACTCTGGTACAATCGGTGCTGGTTTCGTAGAAGTTGAATACGAAGTTGGTACAACTCAGGGTAAGGGTCAGTACTATGATGAACAGATTATGGATGACCCAGCAGTTATCGATAAGTTAGTCCAGCACATGTCTGAATTAATGGTCAATGATACCAATGCTAAGGTTGTTGGTGAATTTGCTAAAACAACTCATAAGATGTTCGGTATTTCAGTTGGATTCGATGCTGTAAGTGATGCTATCGCTGCATTCCCACAGGAAGAAACTGAAAATCAGCCTATGTTCATTTTAATTGCTAGAAAGGATTCTAGTGCTTGAAGAAAGGCTTTAGCAGATGACCTTAAGTATGTTGAGGCATTCGTTCGTAGAGGTTACATTGGTACCGTTTGTGGTGTTCCAATTTTCTGGAATGATGTAGTTCCTGAGGGTAAGGCATTCGTTGCTACTCGTGAAGCTGTTACTGCCTTCATTAAGAAGGGTGTAGAAGTTGAAAGAGACAGAGAACCTAACACTCGTAGAAATGACTTATATATCCGTAAGGTTATGTTAGTTGCTTTAACAAATGCTGATAAGTGCATTGAATTAACAACTGCTGCAGACCCAAGAACTGGTTACACAGTATTAACTGAAGCTCCGGGTGATTGGGCTGCTGATTACAACGATTACTACACATTCGACGTAGTAGGCGAAAGAATGGTTAAGAATGCCTTCGCTGCTGCTCCTGAATTTGTAGCTGGTAAGTTCTGGTCAAAGGACTAATCAATAATTTAAGGAGGTAGTTTTCCGTGTTAGATAAAATCAAATTAATGTTGGGGATTACCTCAAACGATGAAGATGAATTATTACTCTTTCTCATTGAAAAGGCAGAAGATGAGGCAAGAAACATTTGTCACAGAGACAATATTATGCCTGATTTAGAACATGCTATCATCGATATGGTTGTTTATAACTACAATAGAATAGGTACTGAAGGGTTATCAAAAGAGGTGTATTCAGGAATTACTTATGATTATACCTCTGACTACCCTGAAAGCATTATGAGGTCACTGAGGGCTTTTAGAAAGATTGTTGTATGTTAATTCAAAGAGAATGAATGTTGGTTAAGAAATTAACCTACTCAGATGAATTAGATGAATACGGACAACAGAGACAAAGTGAACCTACTATTTCTGATGTAAAAGTTATATGGAAATTAAACGACCAGATGAATGTGAATAACCCAGATTATGTTGATGTTGATGTTATCCTTTTAACCAAAGATAATTCGGTTAGTGATTCTAATCAGATTATGAGAGGTACTGATAAGTACAACATTAAGAAGATAATTCCTGGTAAGTATAATCAAATATTCCTTAAGAGAGTTTAATGAGTATTAGGAAATTAACAGTTCAATTAGAGAACTTAGCTAATATTGATTTAACCAAAGCACTTACTAAAGCATGTTATTTAGTAGAGAACAGTGCGAAGGAAAAAGTTCCAGTGAATACAGGTTATTTACAAAGAAGTATTACTCACGAGGTCGAAGGGAATGTGGGTATTGTTGGTACTAATACTGAATATGCTCCATATATTGAATTTGGTACTGGTTTATTTGCTGAAGAAGGTAATGGAAGACAAACACCTTGGAGGTATCAAACACCAGATGGTCAGTGACATACTACCAAAGGTAGAAACCCACAACCTTTCCTAAGACCTGCATTTGATGAAAATGTAAGTAATGTTGAAAGAATAATAAAAGAAGAATTATCAAAATCTATAAAGGAGGTTTAATGGTTAATTATCACAGTTCTTTATATAACGAATTAAAAACCTCTTTTCCTAATGTCGAGGTTAAGTATGAGTTGTTTGTTGACTCATCAACTACATTACCTTGCATCACTTATTGTGGAGCAAGTAACATTTCATATTTAACTGGAGATACTCTTAGTTTTTCAAACGTTTCCTACTATGTAAAAGTATGAGGAAATTCCTTAGCAGAAACATTACCTATTATGGAAGATGTAGATGATAAGATGAAAGAACTAGGATTTGTAAGGGAAAGTTACAATGAACTTTCTTTTAATACACAGATTTGTCTAATATCTCTATATCGAGGTATTGGTTATGAAATAGAAATGGAGAATTAATAAATGGCTCATAAAGGAATTTTAAGTAAAGGTATTAAATTCTATACTGCTACCTATTCAGGTACAACTTTAGGTAGTTATTCTGAGGTACCAAACTTACAGGCTATTCCTTCATTAGGTGGTTCAAAGGATAAGGTAGAAGTTACTACTTTAGCTGATACAGCTCACCAGTACATCAATGGTTTAATTGAATATGGAGATTTAGACTTTAAGTTCTTATATGATAACTCAGGCGTTAGTGCTAACTACCGTGTTATCAAGGCCTTAGGTGAAGATACAGTAGTTGGAGTTAAGGTTGAATTACCTGATACTACTACATTTACATTCGATGCAATGTTAAGTGCATCAATTGATGAGGCAGAACCTAACCAGGCTTTAACATTTACAGTTAGAGCTGCATTACAATCTGCAATTACGGTTGCTAACCCATCAGCATAATAATAAAGGGGTGGGTTGATTCTCACCCCTTATATCTACGGAGGTTAAATAATGGTCATTTGGAAAATTAAGGACAAGGAATATAATTTAAGGTTAACTACAAGGGCATGTACCAATGTTGAAAAGAGATTAGGTACTAACCCTCTTAATGTTTTTTCACAGTTAAGAGACAATGAGTTACCATCAATTTCTAATATGTTAGTTATCTTACATGAATCAATTAACACCTTAAATCACGGTATTAGTTTTGATGCCTTATGTGATTTATATGATGAATACTGTGAGGATGGAGGAGATATTTCTACCCTCATTCAGTTAATTATCGAATTGTTACAAGATTCAGGAATTGTTCCTAAAGACTTAAAAAACCAGTAAAAGAGGAAGATAAAGAGCAACCTTCCTCATTAACAGAAGTGATTGAAGAATTATTAAAAGTTGCTCTTAAATGTAACATCTCATTTTTTGATTTCTGAGATATGACTGTTGGTGAAGTCAATATGGTCATTAACACTTATGTTGATAAATTGAATGATGAGGTATTACAGAAAAATCATTTAACTTATAATCTTGCTTATTTAACTGCTCGGTTTGTCAATAGTGCTTTAGCTGGTAAACCTATCCCATCATACGGAGAGATATTCGAACCAGAAAAGAGCGAAGGAAACAATTCCTGGATTTATTATAAGGAAAAGTTGATTGACTACCAGGAGGAGTGGAATAAGCGCATAAAACAAGGAGGTAAATAACCTTGGAATTAGAGAGATTGAACGTCAAAATAACTGCTGATAACTCTGACCTTAAGAAAAAAGCAGATGAGACAATAGATATAGTTGAGAACTTAGATAAAACTAAGGCAACAGTAGATATTCAGACAAGTTCTACTGACCCAATAGCAAATGCTATTCAGTTAGTAAATGACCTTAAGGCTACTATCAACAATAAACTTGGCTCAAAACTTTTAGATGATATTATTAAAAGGTCACAGGAAGCAGGCAGCGAAATAGACCAATTAAAATCAATTGTTGAAGATTTAAAGAATTCACCATTAGCAGAATTTAAAGGTGTAATCAGTACTGAAGATACCTTAAAAGTTGGTGAAACAATAGAACAACTAATAGGCTATATTAACGAAGCAGAGGCAGCTACTAGACGACTACAAGGAACAATCAGTGGGGGCGGTAATATTCCTAACCCAACACAGAATTCCCCTAATAATACACCTAGTAGCAATAGCTCAGACAAAGGTAGCGATGATAAAGGCAGTGGAGGGTTTGGAAAGTTAATAGGTGCGTTAATGGGCGTAAGAACCTTATATGCACTCATTAGAAAAATAGTTTCACAGAATGAAGCCTTTATGGCTGGAGTTAATAACTTCTTCTCCATTATTTCTAGTTTATTAGCACCTATTCTTAACTACTTAGGAGCATTCCTTAATACCATTGCAGGTTGGTTAGGAAGAATATTTGGTGTAAGTAGTAAAACTGCTGCATCTACAGGAACTATGGCTAAATCATTAGCCGGCTTTGATGAAATAAATAACATCGGAGGAGGTTCTGGTGGAGGAGTTGGTGGAACTACTGACCCAGGAAAATTAAAATGGGTAGAAGATTTATTAAATGGAATATTCGAATTAGTAAAAGGTTCACTTCAAATTATCTGGGAGTTTATTAAGTTAATCTCTGCAGCAATAACTGTAGGTTTAGAATTGATTGTGGCTACAGTTGCAGAAACAATTGCAGTTATAGTGGCTACAGTTGCAGGTATTGTCGCTGGCTTAGTAAGTGCTATCAGTGAACTTATAAAGGGAATCATCAAAACAGTAGCACAATTAGTTGCTGATGTTATCTTATATATCGTTGGTATCTTCACAGCATTTGTTGATGGATATAAGAAGGCCAGAGAAGAAGGTAAATCAGTAATTGTAGCTGTATTTGAAGGTTTATGGAACTCAATTAAAACTACTGCTTCCAATTTATGGAATCTGTTCAAAAACTTAGTTACTAATATCTGGAATACCATAAGCAATACCTTATCTGCCTTTGTACAGAGTTTCAAAAATGTTTTTGGAACAATTATCAAATGGACAGATGATAATATCATCCAGCCAATAATGAATGCTATTAAGGGTTTATGGGAGAGCTTCATTAAGCCATGCTTAGAAAACATTGCTAATGCCTGGGGTACCATTAAGAATGGCTTTAGGAACATGATGAATGGTGTTATTGGTTTTATCAACAATATCATTTATGGCTTAAATAAGATTCCAGGAGTCAATATAAGTGGAATATCCTATATGGCTTCAGGTGGTTTCCCAGATGTAGGTCAGTTATTTATAGCTAATGAAAGTGGGCCAGAATTAGTTGGTAAGATAGGTAACCAAAGTGCTGTTGTTAATAACCAACAAATCATTGAAGGTATTAAACAAGGTGTATTGGAAGCCTTAAGTTCAGCCAGTGGTACACAAAATATTAACCTTTACTTAGATGGTCAACAGATTACCAACGTTGTAGTAAAGGGAATCAAAAATCAAAGTAGAGTGCTCGGAAGGAGTGTTATTTAATGGAAAGTATCTTAATTAAAACTAGCCAAAACAACTCAACGTGGGTAGATTTACCTATCGCTTCGAGCTACTCTATTTCATATGAAGATTTAGATGATGATAGTTTTCGTTCTAAGTTAACAGGAAACTTAGTAAGAAGAAGAATTAGTCCAAGATGGATAAAAATAAGTTTAACTTATAACCTTGTAACTGATGCACAGTTAAACTCAATAGCACAGCAAATAAACACTAATCAAAAGTTCTATGTAAGAGCAAAAGCACCTGCCTTTGGTAATATGAACTCTTCAGGTTCTACTACTGGAACTGATAAAACATGGGTAACTTTCCGTGCTTATGTTTCTCAATACCAGGCAGAGATGTTACCAACACAACGGGGTTGAACTCTTAGTTTCAATATTATTCAATCAGACACAGGAGCGTTCCAATAATGGCTGCAAGTGTATTTTTAGATGGTACAACTGAAATCAATGGAGATTACATTTATAAACTCACTTATAAGTTTCAATGTTATGATGACCACTTTTTCTTAGGAGCAACCCCGTGCAGAGAAGTTCACATAGATATTGATAAACAAGGTATTAGTACTCAGCCAACATTCTTCCTTATTAAAGAGGGAACTACAAATGTAGGCAAAGTATTTGTTGATGATGTTGATGATTCTAATGACTACTATTATTCTTATACCTGCTTAGATGCTATGGTTCAGTTGAATACCGATATGATATTTACTGAAGACACTGTTTATAACTTAGTTGTTGCTATTCAGAACAGACATGGAATGACTGCTACTCCTTCAGGTATTTCCAGTTCAACTTATCCTGGAAGAATGACTGTTTCGTGGAGTGATTATTGCACTGAAAGAGAATTTATAAGTTATGTAGCAGAATTAACAGGTCAGATAGCCTATATAAGCCGGGCAGGAGATAGAATTACCTTTGCTGAGTGTTACACTACGTGGAGTGGAAACTCTACTGAAGCTAATCATGAATTAGATGGAGATAGAATATCTGATTTAACAGTAGGCCTTTTACATACCTATACTAAAGTAGTTTATGACAACGTTGCTCACTATGAGTATGGAACAAATACTGGTGAAACATTGTACATAAACCCAAACAACATCTTATTTGCTGATAATAATGGTGACAGTACTTATAATACCATTGAAAAACAGGTAAATAGATGTGGTCAGTTAGTTATTGAAGCTGCACAAAACTTAGGAAATGGATTCCAGTTTTGGAATTTAAAGGCAACTGACATTGTAGTTCCAACAGGGTTTGTAACAGGACAACCTGGTAGAAGATTAAAAACTGCTATAACTGGTTGGCCGCAGTATTGGACCTTTATTGAACCAAATTACACATATAGCAATGGTAACTGGTTAGGTGGAATCAATGTTAACTTAAAATCAGTAGAACAACAAGAAACTGAAGTCATTGATAATACCACCAAAAGA